ATATCTCCTGGTGTAAATAACAAGTCGCCTTGTACAACACCTCTTATGCCAAGTTTTGGTAGTTCTTTTAAACAGATAGATAATTTATCTACCAAACCACCAGAGTGATTTTTTCTAATGTCTGCTTGTGTGTAGTTGATTTTAGGGGTAACGTTGAATACTGATTTTGATCCAACAAAGAATTTGCCGTTTTCAGGATTGACACCACAGAATACAGCAGGTGCGCCATCCCATTTAACAGATAGATTTAATTTTCTACGTGATGATCCTACTAGCATGTTTCTTATTGATTTAAGAAACTCAATAGCGTTGATACCACCTTGATATCCGTTATTAATAATTTCGTCTTCTAAATGTTCTAAATGAGTATTTTTTGCCTCATTTAAGTATTGCTTAAAACTATACATATCTCTCCACTATACCCATTATATCAAAATTTATCGCCTTTGTCAAGCGAAAAATTACACTAATTCCATTAATAAATCACTACTTACTAGACTATTTATACTAATAAAGTTTGCCGAACGGCCCGAAAGGAAAGACACTACGTCCTATCTTCTGGCATAAGAAGATTAGATCGGTCATATACTCATGGATCTCATCTTTTTTAAATTTAGAAATCATGTGTAAAAACCTTAATTGTAGTAGTTTGTTATTAGCAATCCAAGGTGTTCTACCCTCAAATGCTATTCGCATATTCTTTGTAAAATCTTTAGGCATAATTTTAACTTCTAAAAGTATGCCTTTTTGTTTCATATTTCTAACTAACTCCTCATACATACTTTGCCACATCTTTGCTTGATTGTTAAACTCAGCTACATTTTGTGGTTCTTTTTTTGCGTCATTTATAAATTGTGATCTGTATGGTTTGCCAGCAGTTAATTTTCTAACTAGTTCTAAAGGTGCCTTACCTAATCTTGCAGCCTCACCTTTACCTGTGCCTTCTATTTTTAAATTAGATAACCTTGATGTTGTATTACCTTTAACTTGAAACTTTGCTATTTCTGTACCTCTAATACCTAAAGTCAATACAGAATCTTGTGTTGTAAAACCAGCATTCTTTTTTACGCCATATGTAGATAGATCAAACTTAACTTTTAAAAGTTTGTAATCAAACTCACCTTTTTTATTTTCTACTGCTTTAAAAAACTTATCATCTAAATTAACTTCTTGGTACTTTGCTTGCTGACCTGATATAAGTTTTAAAGAAAGACCTACAACCTTTCTCTCTTTATATAACTTTCTCATTATCTGATTAAGTTCTTCTATAGTTTGTGTGCCTTTAGGTCCTTCTAATTCTTTTAATATGATTTCTCTATTGACTTCTTTTTTATCAATCAACCATATATCAGCAGGATTGTATGAGTCTTTATTACTAATCTTAAAATAATCTCTAATCGTTTTCATAAACCACATCATAAAACCATCTTTATCATCTCTATCAAAGACGGTAAATTTTGCGTTAGAAAACTCTCTTAATATTCTTTCGTTTTGTTTAACAAAAGTTTCAAACCAGTTTTTTTCTATCTTTTGTGAAAAGGGTATCTTGTAATTAAATAATTGTTGTCGGTCTTTAACAAATATTTCTTTTAGGTCTTTTACGGTATCTTTATCGTTAATTATATCTTTTACTGAATTAAATTTTTTATTATTTTGAAATGATTGCTTACAGATGGCAGCAGTAGCCTTCTCCTGCATTGCTGTAAATTCAGCGTCTTTTACGTTAATACCATTTAGATTTGCCATACATATATTTATGCACGGCTTCGGCCTCTAGTTCTAGCAGGACTATGATAATTTGTTTTACCTTTATCTAGTAATCTTTCTTTCTCACTACGTAAATCAAAGAAAGTTGGGAACCCAAATATGCCAAATGTTTTATTTTTGTTTTGAAACTTGACTACTTTCTTTACATCTTCCTCAAAGAAAGACTCTTTGATTACTAACTTACTAGGCATTTCAACTGCTCGCCATAGTATTTCACCCTTTACTTTAACCATTTCAGTTTTGTAGTATATTGATGGTTTTCTTTTTCTTACTTTTGCCATTCTTCCCTTCTTTGTTCTCTTGTACAAGCATGAACACATGGCCAAGGTACGTCTTTTGTATTATTACTTTCACTTGCCTCTTTTAATTTATTATACAATCTACGCCATTCGTGTCCATTTATTATGTCTTCAAGTGAATTATGTTTGCTTATATCACTAGACTCTGCTAGTTTTTTTATAGTAGGTTCTTCTAAATAAGGTGGGTTATCAATATAACAACAAGGTAATAATTGATTTCTGTTTGTAACAGCCATATCAGTTTCGTTATTCATACACAATGGATAAAATTCTTTTGGCATTAATTAAATACGCTTTCTTCTATTCTGTTTTTTGCACTAGGCATTAAAGGATCGTTTTTAAACCATCTTGCTGATTTCATAAGAACAAATTGTAGATTGTTTTTCTTTGCAAGTTCTCTAGCTTCTTCTATGTGATTTTCATTATAGTTAAATACAATATATTGCCATATAGGTTTATATACTAAATGTTTTGTAGCTTCACACATTATTCTAAATATTTTAGGACCATCCTGATTTACTCTATACTTGTGACTTTCTTTAGGTAGGCCATCTAAACCAAATTGCCATTTTGCACTAGGAAATGCCTTAAATGCTTTTATAAACCAACTCTCTGGTTTATAAGATGAAGCAGTTTGTACTTTAACCATATTACGTTTTTCTTTACACATTTCTAACACTTCTATAAAATTAGGATAATGTATTGGGTCTGATAATTGACCACCAAAAGATATATTGGTAAATTCATTAAGTATCATTTCTATACTTCTCATAGGTAAATCGTCACCAACAACTTTTTTATCTTTAAAATATATTTGTCTTTGACACTTTGAACATTGTAAAGAACACCTGTGTGATAAATCAATTAAACAACCTCTTTGTTTGTTAAAATATGGTCTAAACTTTGAAGTCTGAAAATTTGTCATATACATCCACAGATTGAGGTCCTGACGGTTTTTCTAATTTGTCCTTACTTTCTTGGTTACTATCTACAATTTGTTGAGCAGATTGTTCAACATCATACAATCTCATCTTGCTTCTATCTACACCTATTATAAATGCACGATTGACAGCAGGATCATTATAACGATTCTTTAATTGTTTAACTTTGATTTGACCTAGTTCTTCTAATTCTTCGTTTGATATTAGAGCAAACATAAAGTCAGCAGTTGCAGGAAGACCAAATGATTCTGAAGTATCTTCTAAACCAACATCACTTGACAGATAACCTGATCTGGTTGTTTGAGTAGCAGATACAATAGGTACATCATATTGTACTGCAAGACCTCTTAATTCTTCAGCGATTGCCTTAACATAGAAATATGAAGATATATTACCACCTTTAAATCTACTTGATGAACATATATTTAAATAGTCAATGAATACTATATCAGGTTTAAATGATTTCTTTAGGGCAAGTTCATCCATCAAAGATTTAAAATGACCTGCGTGAGCAGCTGCTGTAGGATATTCTTTGATAATTAATTGACCATTGATTTTGTTTTGTAACTTTTGTGTTTTGTTATCGTATATCTCTTTAGGCATTTCATAAAGATCATCAATTGTAACATCTAATAAGTTAGCGTCAATTCTTTCAGCAATTCTTTCTTCGGCCATCTCTAATGTAATATACAATACATTCTTACCTTGAGCAATTACACTACTTGCAACATGGCACATAAACAAAGATTTACCAACACCAGTACCTGCAAGAGCAACGTTAAGTGTTTTAGGTGGCAAACCACCTTTTGTAATACGATTGAAATAATTTAAATCAAACTTTAATCTTTCTTCTACTCTATGGTAATAATCAAATCGCTCATCTGTCATAGCAAGATAATCATGCCCTATATGTCTATCAAATGAAACTCCTAATGCGTCTGATAAGATAGTAGGTATTGCCTCTGGTGTATGTTTCTTATCTTTACCATCAATGATTTTGATACCTTGTAATACTGCATTATACACAGCACGATCTTTACACCATTTTTCTGTTGTATCTAATAACCATTGTTGTTCAACTTCCTCATGTACTAATGAGTTCAATAATGTTTTTGTATTTTTATATTCGTCTTCGGTAAGTGTCTTGTTATTAGACAACTCAATAGCGATTGCTTCTTTTGTAGGTAGGTTGTTGTATTTAACAACAAAAGCATTTATAATTTTAAATAGAGTTACTTCATCTCTATTTCTAAAAAAATCTTCTTTAATGAAAGGTATTGTTCTTCTGGTAAAGTCTTCGTTATGGATTAGATTAGATAATAATGTTTTTTCAAAATCAGACATAATGTAGATAACTTCCTATAATGTACTTTGGTTGATTGATAGGCTTTTCACCTGTATGTTTAAAGGTCCATAATGGAGGAAACACCAAGACTTTACCTGCCTCAGGTTTGATCTTAATATCGTAATCAGGAAATGTTGTTTCGCCGCCATCATTGTTATTTAAATACATAAAAAAAACTAAAAATCTTCTAGCACTATTATAGTCTGTGACATCCACATGTGTCTTAAATTCATCTTCACCGTTAGGTTCATACTTCTTAAATCTTATCTGTTCAAAACCAAATTTATTTGGCCATTGTTTTATATTATCTATATTAACATCTTTTGTATATTTGTCAATAACCTGTCGGAGTTTAGGAAAGATAATACCTGTGTACTCTTTCCAGTCGTTATGCATACTAATATTAATTTCAGTAAATGACATATGATTATCTACGATAGTTTTAGTTTGTTGAGTCGGAGAATCCTCAAACTTATCTATCAAGTGCTGACATTGTTGCTTATTAAGCACATTCTTATACGTGCATATGTAATCACTTTTGAAATCTAATCGTGCCATCTTCTAATTGTTTTTCTACCACTTCTATCAATATATCGCCTATGTAATTCCTAAAATCTTCACTTGTTGTATCAATGTTATTAGGATTTACCTTTACATCATAATCAAACTTTAAAGGTATCTCACCCTTATCATTCTCTTCCGAGGCAAACTTTACATGCCCATACGTGTATATAATATCTTTATAGTCGCCTTCTACAATCTTTATGCAACTAAAATCATCAACATCACGTTGAGCAAAGACGTATCTATTCTGCGCCATAGAGGAATTCTTTTTTGGCTGCCTCGTCAATTTGAGCGAGAACATCTTTAGTAAAGAATTTATCAGGTTCATTATTGATAGTTTTTGCATATTGTTTTGATCCATCAGGTAACTCTACCCTTGTTGATACTGATTTAAATATACCATGCTTAATTGCAAGTTCTAATAAACCATAATACTTATCAAGGCCATCTTTATAAGTTAATCTTACATCAATCAAAGCATTCTCTTTTGTCAACCTTGATTTGTAGTTCTTACAATGAATTATATTACCTATAATTTCTTTGCCATCT